GCGGTATGGTTGAGGCCGAGAAGATCGACGCCGCGGGTAACAAGTACCTCTACGAGAACTACACGAACCGCGCTCAGTACGAGCATTGGGTGCGCGACTCGTTGCGCTCGATGATGGGCTTGGTGTCCCGCCTAATCCCGGAGATCGAGCTGCCCGGCGGGCTGAAAGGGCTGGAGGACAACGCCACAGCCGACGGCTTCGGCCTGAAGCAGCTGTTCTTCCGGATGGTGCGCCAGGCCATTTCCCACGGCCGGGTACCGCTGGTGGTGAACATCGACGAGAGCGGCGAACCATACTTCTCGACGTACGCCACCCGCAACGCCATCAACTGGGACACTGCCGATCAAGGGGGCCGGCAGGACCTGGTGCTTTCTGTGTTCCGCGAGTTCCGCAAGAAGGGCGGCGATCGCTACAGTCATGATTGCAACACGGTTTTCCGTGAATTCTTCATGCTGGAAGATGTTTGCCACACCGCGGTGCGAAATGAAGGCGGTGAGCTGGTCGAGGACGAGAGGCCGCTGGGTACCACTGGTACCGACAACCGGCTGGTCAAAGGCCTGCCATACCTGCCCGTGATTTACTGCGGTTCCACCGACAATTCCCCGGACGTCGACGAGGTGCCGCTGCTGACCATGGCGCGGGCCGCGCTTAAGTCCTACCAATTGAGCGCTGACTACTTCACGTCGCTGCATCAGACCAGCCACCCACAGCCGTGGGTCTCTGGCCTGGATGAGGCGGTGGAGTTGAGCGTTACCGGCCCATCGGCGGCATGGGATCTTGGGCCTTCCGGTTCCTGCGGCTACCTGGAGTTCCAGGGCGCCGGCATCGAAGCCGTGCGCAAGGCCATGGATGACCAGAAGAACGCCGCGCTTGAAGCCGGTGCGAAGGTCATGGACGTGGGCGGAACCGAGTCGGGCGAGGCGCGGAAGACGCGCCAGAACGATCAGCACGCCACGCTGCACAGCATCGTCATTACCGTGGCCGAGGCGGTGGAGCAGGGGCTGCGATACGCCGCCGAGTGGAAGGGCTACGACCCCAAGCAGGTCAAGTTCAAGGTGAACCCTGAGTTCGTGACCCCAGTGGTCGACGCCCAGGTGCTCGCCGAACTGCTCAAGGGCGTAATGGCTGGAACAGTCAGCGCCGACACTTATTGGCAGTACCTCACCACCGGCAAGCTGCCGGACCGCCCATACGAAGAAGAGGCCGACCTGATCAGCGATGAGCGCGAGTCGGCCGGCATCAACCTGGACAACGACGATGCCAACGACAAGCCTGGCGCAGGCGGACAGCCAACTGCTGGAGCAGACGACCCGCCACTCGGTAATGCTGGAGCGGCTTAAGGCCGGCGAGGTCAAGAAGTTCGAGAGGTACCTGCGCCAGATCGACAAGTTGGTGCGGTATCAACTCACCCGCAAGGAGCTGACCACCTACAGCCGGGACCGCCTTGAGCAGTTCCTGGCCCGGGTGGACGGCAAACTGTTGGAGATCTACAAGGCCTACGGCGACCTGGTGCAGGCCGATCTGGTCGATATCGCGCTGTACGAGTCAACCTTCGAGGCTAAAAGCCTGAGCAATGCACTCTCCATCGACGCAGTGGTGCCGACCAACACGCTGATCCGCGCGGCGGTGTTCTCCTATCCGCTGCAGGTGAAAGGCATCGACGGCGGCAAGCTGTTGAAGAGCTTCGTCGGCGGCTGGACGCGGACCGAGACGATGCGCGTCACGAACACCATCCGGCTCGGTTTCGGCCAGGGCCAGACCAATGCCCAGATCATCCAGGCGATTCGCGGTACCGCGGCACAGAACTTCACGGACGGCGTCCTTGCTGTGAGCAACCGCAACGCTGCCTCTGTGGTGCAGACGGCAATCCAGCACGTAGCCACCACGGCACGAATGGAGACGCTGAAGGCCAACAGCGACGTGGTGCTGGGCTATCGCTGGGTGTCGACGCTTGACCGCAAGACCTCGCAGCAATGCAAGGGCCTGGATGGGATGCGTTTCGACCTGGGCAAAGGTCCGCTGCCGCCGGCGCATATCAACTGCCGGTCAACCACGGTGCCGACCACTAGGCTTTCGGAGATGTTCACCAAGGACGCCACACGCGCCTCGGTGGGCGATAACGGTGGGGCCCAGGTCGACGCAGGCCTGAATTATTACGAGTGGCTGGCAACGCAGCCGGCGAGCTTCCAGGATCATGCCCTCGGGCCGGTCCGGGGTAAGTTGTTCCGTGATGGTGGCCTGACGCCGGAGAAGTTCGCCAAGTTGCAGCTCGACAAATCGTTCAAGCCGCTGACGCTGGCGCAGTTGAAGGAAGCAGAGCCTGACATGTTCACCCGAGCAGGCATTACACTCGGCGCTCAACCAGGTTGAGATAGCACATGCAGATCATCGTTGAGGACGGGAAGGGCAGGCCAGACGCGAATAGCTTCGTGCCGCTGGAGAAGCTGACCTTCTACCGCGACTACTACGGGTTCCGGATACCTGAAGCTGAGGCTGACCAGGTCGAACTGCTGCTGCGCGCTGCGGCCGACATCAACGTTCGCCAGTGGAAAGGGCGAAAGGCCAATTCTGATCAGGCAATGGCCTGGCCCCGGCGTGACTGCAAGATCGAATACCAAACGCTTTCCGAGACATTCGTGCCCTTTGAGTTGGAATGGGGCCAGGTACGGCTGGCCGTCGAGTTATACGCTGTCGAACAGGGCTTCCAGATCGAGGAACCGACGCATTGCACTGAGCCGAATGGCCGGCGCACGCGGCTCAACCGAGACACGCCAGGCTTTCGCATGCGGCCGCCGCCATGCGCGCCGAGCAGGACACAGTTTGCAGATTATTTGATCATGCGCGGCCTGACGGTTGTTGGTCGACATTGAATCAGATGGATGCTGATGAGGCGGACTGATATAAAACCGCTCTGAAACGGGAGCGCTTTATGAATCGGATTTTGTACTTCGTGGTTTTCTTACTGTGTCTATTGTCCGCCTTGGCCGGACTCACAGCTGGTATCAATCTCAATCCTCAGAGCACAGTTAAATTCGTGCCATTGTGGGGAAGTGCTGGAGATTGGGTTGCTGGCCTAGGCGCACTTCTCGCTGTGGTGGTCGCACTTTTGCAGTCCTCCAAGCAGCAGGAAAAAGAGCGTGCGAAGGTAAAAATTAATAATGAATATGATTCTGACTTTTGGTCGTTGCGAGCCATGTCGGAAGGGTTAGTGCCAGTGACCGTATTAGGGGTTTACTTGGAGTACGACGACTATAAGCGCTCAATTGATCTCGTGAAGCGGCCTGCAAGTGGATTGTCTGTCCCTCAAAAGCTCGAAAGAGGTGAGTCACTAAGCCTCATTGATGTCAGCGGCACTGCTTTCTGGTACTTCGGCCAATTTTTGGCGCGCCAAATTGTGAGCGAGATCAAGGACCGAGGTGTGAGCTCGGGTGATCTTCAGAGCGGGATCAATGAGTTATTTTTCCAAGAGTTGAATGCCGCAGGGCGACGCAAAGCTAGATTGTTCCTTAAGACTGCGCACGAAGATATTAGATATGAGCTACCGCAAAGCCTGATTGTGAATCTTTTTGGCGAGGCCGCAGACGCGGAGAAGCAGCAGCGCGAGGCAGATAACGCTCGACTAAGAAGAGATATTGCGGAGCTTATTGAGGCGTCGAATACAGACAACCTCCCGCCATTCGGTTGATGTGAGGCGGTAAATCAAATTACTAACGCGGGTCCTTCTGAGACGCCGCGTCATCTAGCAACCTCGGCCATGCCGGGGTTTTTTTATGCCTGCAAAGCGGGCCGACCAAACCCAAGGGGTGCACCAAGTGGCAGACGAAAACCAGATTGATCTTGAAGACCCGGCAGTTCAGACCGCCATTGCTGCAGCTGTCGAGGCTGCGACCCTGGGCCTCAAGAACAAAAACACCGAGCTGCTTGGCTCGCTCCGGACCACCAAAACCGAGCTGGACGGCTTCAAGTCCCAGTTTGAAGGCCTGGACATCAATGCGGTGAAGGCCCTGCTCACCAAGGTCGGCCAGGACGAAGAAACCCGACTGCTGGCTGAGGGCAAGCTCGACGAGGTCATCACCAAACGCACCGAGCGCCTGCGCACCGACTATGACGCCAAACTGGCTGCTGAGAAGGGCCGCGCCGACAAGGCTGAAGCCTTCGCTGCCAAGTACAGCGACAAGGTGCTCGCCGACTCCATCCGCGCAGCTGCCATCAAGGCCGGCGCACTCCCCGAGGCTGCCGAAGACATCATTCTGCGCGCCCGGGGCACTTTCAAACTCAGTGAGGACGGCGAGGCGATTGCCACTGACCGTGACGGCGAGGTCGTTTACGGGAAGGACGGGAAAACCCCGCTGTCGCCGCTCGAATGGGCGGAGTCTCTGCGTGAAACAGCAACACACCTGTGGCCAAGGGCTCAGGGCGCCGGACAGGTCGGCGATCAAGGTGGCAAGGCCACGAAAAAGTGGGGCGAGTACACGGAGGTCGAGCGCGCCTCGATTGCCCGTGACAACCCTGAGCTGTTCAAGAAAATCCAGGCCACCAAAGGAACCTAATTCATGGCAACTACCCAACTGACCGACATCTTCGTCGGTGACTACTACGCCGCTCTGGCGCCGGTTAACAGCCCGGAAAAGACTGCTGTATACGAGTCGGGCATCGTGACTCGCTCCCCTGTGCTGGACGCGATCGCATCCGGCAGCCAGGGCACCGCCGAGATCAGCTACTGGCAGGATCTCAACGCCGATGAAGCGCCGAACATCAGCAACGACGACCCGAACGACCAGGGTGAAGTCGGCAAAGTCACCCAGGACAGCATGCGTACCCGCGTCCTGTACCTCAATAAAGGCTATGGCGTCACCGACCTCACCGCTGAGCTGGCGAACAGCGAGCCCCAACAGCAGATTCGCAACCGCTTCGGCACCTACTGGACCCGCCAGTGGCAGCGTTACACCTTGGGCGCGTCGCGCGGCATCATCGCCTCGAACATCGCAAACAACGGTGGTGACATGGTCATCGACGCGGGCGCGACTATCAGCGCTAACGCCTTCCAGGATGCTGCGTTCACCGCCGGCGATGCCGCTGACCAGTTCGGCGCGATTGGCGTGCACTCCGTTGTGATGAACCAGATGGTCAAGCAGGATCTCATCGAGTACCTGCGTGACTCCGACGGCAAGATCATCCTGGCCACCTACCTCGGCAAGCCAGTGTTCATGGACGATGCCTTGGTATATGGCGCGGGCAAGTACCTGTCCGTGTTCTTCGGCCAGGGCGCTTTCGGCTACGGCGAAGGCACTCCTAAGGTGCCGGTAGAGCTGGAGCGTAAACCAGGCGGGGGCAATGGTGGTGGTGCCGAAGTGCTGTGGGAGCGGAAGACTTACATCCTCCAGCCTGCCGGCTTCAGCTGGAAGGGCTCCGAG